TATCAAATTTATAAATTACCTCTTCATCGATGATCTGATAGACTCTTTGGCGAAACTTATCATCTTGCATTTTCTCGACCCACTTCGTTGCCTGAAACTTTTCAGTTGAGCCATCTTCGAAAACCATAGTATACCAAGCGCCTGACTGGATAATATTATCTGATCCCTTTATCGCATCAAAGAGCGACTCGTCATCTTGAATGGCGACATCATCACCGCCCCAAAGGATGCGGAAATTACAGCGTCTGCCCGAAGTTCCAAATCGGGACTTTTCAAGTTTTACCTTGACCTCGGACCCAATGCGAAAGCCGTTGTCATCAAGAACAAAACTTGCCTTGGCTTTGCGGCCGGTTAGCCAAATGCGGAGAGAATAAGCATAAATCATAGCTTTCCCGCCGGGAGTTACATATGGGGTGGTCATCGCCTCTGATGCAATACGAGTAATATTTGTCTTTAATTGATTTAGAACGAGGAATGTTGCTTTGGCATTTGCGATGGGTAGGGCCAACTTTGACATAGCCCTCGCAAGAATGCGAGCCTTCATAGCCATTTGCGACATCGGATCAAAGCTGCCTTGGACCTCGCTAATGGCCGGTGTTAGTGCCAGCGAATCCCAGATAAAAAGAATCTGATTTTTGGATCCGAGTAGCTCTTCGATAGTTTCGAGAACAAATTCTACGGACTGGGCCTGGATATATAGAAGTCTTCCTAAGTCACACCCGGCATTTATAAGAAATTTTGGATCGATGGCAGATTCTGAATCGAAATAAACAACATCCATGTCCATCTTTTGAGCATTGGCGGCGATTTGTGCTGCCATATAGGATTTGCCAGTTGCCTCTAAACCTGCGATTTCCGTAACTTTTCCTACGGGGATCCCAGACAACTGCCCTCGGCAGATAATGGAATCAAGCCAACGTGAGCCGGTAGGAATCCACTGGGTAACCTCTGTCGGGTTTGCCTCATTGAGGTCGTGGGCGACATTCATTCCGGCCTTCTTGTTGATAAGCTTCCGCATCTCAGACATTGAAAGTTTGCCGGTTGGTGTTGGTTTTCTTGCCATAAATTAATCCCTCGAAATAAAAATGGGAGCACTTATTTTAAACCGCGTGCCCCCAAACGGTGGGGGGGATTGTTAGTTTCCAGTTAACTCATTGAATGCAGCAACAACATCAGGAGTTGTATTCGATGGAGTAGGAGGAGTGAAAGAATCGGATTCATCGCTCGTGCCTTCCAGAGAATTAATAAATCCGTCCAAAGCTGCTTGAACTTCTTCAAGCGTCTTTTTGGGGAAGAGACCATCGATGTTAGGGATATTATCCATAAGTCGAGTGCACTCCTCATCTCCTCCCACTGCTTCATCACAAAGCGGAGAGGTTCGTCGACGCGGTGTCAAAGTGGTCTTGGGGAACTGTGCTCCCGGCGGCTTCCCGTAGGTCATAGTAAGATCGGTTCCGTCATCGATCGCAGTAATATCACCATACTCGGGATTCAAAACCAAGTTAAGGAGGGAAGTATAGGCTTCTTTACCATAGCCCCAGATACGAATTCCTTCTGCCTCTTCACCACGAACCATTACGGGTGAGAAGAAGCGTTGACGAGGGCTCAAGTCCTTAGCGAGTTTCATGGTATCAGGATCCTGATTCCCATTAAATTCCTTCCAGAGTCGATCCTTAAAATCACAGATGGGACATCCTTCCCCATGATTTTTCTTAGGACAGAGAAGGCCTCCTCGCACATCTGGGCCCAAGTTATAGTGGAACCAATAATCCTTAAAGGGATCGCCGTCAGCAGTTGGAACGATGCGGATTGTCTGTGTGCCGTCTTTTGGACGCCAAAAAGACCCTCCTGCCTTCCCGTTGTTTTTAACGCTATCGAGCCTTGCTCGAATTTTTGCAATATCTAGTGCCATGTTAATTTTCTCCTTTTATTATTGAAATTGTGCCATTGGCTAAAGTCAAGACGACAAATCTCTCGTCTTGCTAGTTTGTTTTGTTGTTTACTCAAAATTACTAATGAGTTCGAAGTTCTCAAGACTTTCAATATTGAAATCCTCAATCTCCCCTATAATCGTGTTTCTGTTAAAAACACGAAATCCTTGTTTATCCAAATCCCAAACAAGATTGCTCCCCTCTGCAAGAGTTCTCTTCTTGCCGGTGCCCTTTGTTTGAGAGATAAAAAATCCTTCTGGAAGGTTGTCCAGTGTTATAAATCTCATTGTTCGTAGACTTCCGTCTATTTTCCTAAATGTTCCTGAATGTGCTTTCAATTTATTTCCTGTAATTGGATGTTTGGTGTTCTTTCTATAACATAGCCGAGATCATAGTCGTAATTGGTTGAATACACAGCGTATGTTATATTGAGATCTTCTGTTGTTTTTGATTTCACTTGCTTTTTCAGCTTGTTGAATAAATCGCTATCGGTTCTTAACTTATCTTCGTTTATACTATAAATATAACATCTTTCGCGGGCTTTGTCAAGGGAAAAAAACATTTTTTCTTCATTTTTTTCCGCGTCGAAAAGGCCGATCGTTAATATGCGGTGTGTTTCCTTGGGTTTCCCGATTTTGCCAATTACTGGTTTTGTATTCTGGAATACATTTATCATATGGATCGTTGAAACTAAAACTTCATTTAACTTATCGTGATATCCGATAATCGGGGCACTCCCCACAACAGAATCAAGTTCGGTATTTGAAACTATATATATCTTCTCAAAAACTCCAGATCGTGCGTACTCTTGCATCACACCAAAAACGAGTCTTTCACGCATTTTTTGTACTTTATTGAGCAACATCATGTCTGGTTTAATATAAAGAACAGAAATTGGCAAATGTCTAATGTGTTCCAATATTTTTAAAGAAGCACAAGATATTTTTCCCGAACCTCCAATAATAAAAAGGGTCTCTCCCTTTGTTCCCTTGAAAAATGTTTTGATTTTTGGGAGATCCACGTTCTCGTATTCCTCTGCTGTCTGACACTTTAATACATTATAGCACCCTTTTCCCTCGATGTCAACATTTATTTTAAATATTTTATACTGAGGATATTGATTAAAAGCATCTGCAATATTACACCCAGCATCCCCTAGACCTATGATATTCAAATTATACCCCCAGTTTCTCTAGTTGGCCAAAATTTTGACCTACTCTGACATTCACCATAAATTTACCAAGGGCCGTATTAGAAAAAATATCTATGATTTCTGGCAATTTTTCTTTGTCTTCTTTAGAAAGGTCAAGTACAATAGAATCATGGATCGGGAAAGCAACATATGATTTACATCCTTTTAGGTAATTAGATACTTTAATCATTTGTCTCAGAACATTTTCGGCACATGTTGATTGAATAATGTAATTCAATGCGGTTCTCTCCTCTGACGGGATCACCTTGTCCCAAAAGGTTTTCACTTGGCCCTGTGTGAAGTACTTTTGTACCACCGACTCCCTGTTATATGTATGCTCGCACCGGTGGTCCTCGCTCTCGGGATTATATAACCATGCGAAAATTCTTTTTTTGGCCTCGTCCCTCGTTATTGAGTCTTGAAATATATTCTTAATGTTCCATTCGTGTATATCGCCGATCGGCTGAGACTTCCCCTGCAAAGCAAGCAAAGTTCGTAACTCCGCAGCATTAAAATCAAGCTCAACAAAATAATCATTATGAGGTTTGACCACACAGCGAAGCTCTTTCTTTAAAGTTAGAATTGGAAAGCTCTTCGGCACTGTTGTTAGGCGGCCCGTCTTTGTTCCGTGAATATTAAATTTGCACGAATGTTCAATCTGATTTAAATTTTGTGAAAACTTTCTATGATCTGCCTTAAACATGGAAAGATTCTTGGGATTCAAATTTAAACTTCTATATTTTATGTCTTCGATTATCTCAGTCAAAGAAACAAGATAATCATAATTCTTTGGCCTTTCATAATTCTCAAAAACGTGCTCACAAATATAATTTTTGACTTGACAGAACTCCTCAAGGAATCTTTGAGGTACTAAATCAAAAAAACAGTTCTCATCGAGCGATACACGAGCCGTCATAAAAGATTTGACGAAAGCCCTGAGTTTGTCACTGGATCTCTTGTAGCGGTCTTTCAGGGCCTCTGGACATACCATATCGAGGGTTTTTCCTCCACAATAGAGTTTTGCATACTCAATCTCC